AACATTGCCGATGTCGATCCGACCCTGACGAAAAACTATGTCTGGATTGTCACGACTGCCGGCTCGATTGTTGGCACTGGCAACACCAAACCGGCTGCGAAGCAGGATTGGGTCGCCTCTGACGGCGTGAAGCTGGTGACGCTCAACTACGGCCTGCAGGCTGTCGTTGCTGCGAACGTCGGATATACGCCCGGCACGAACGTCTACGCTGTTTCGAACAATGTTCAGGCGGCGATTGACGAACTTGATGTCGCTCTGCGCGGTCCCGTGGACGGCGGCACCTTCTGAAAATGATATTGTGAGGGGCGCCATGCGCCCCTCACTACTTTGCCAGATGAGCAAATAGGACAAAGCATATGCTTACAAAAATGCAGACGCTGCGGTCGTCAGTCTCGACCAGCCGCCCCGCTGTTAATTCTCAGGCGCCGGGCGTTCTCTATGTGAATTTCGCGGATTTGCAGCTTGGTGTGATTAACACTGCAGGCTCTCCGCAGGATTTGATCGCCATTCGCTTCCATTCTGACGCCGCGAGTTATGCCGCAGGCGAGATGGTTGTCGTCGATGGCGTGATCTATCGCGCTCTGGCGGCTGTGCCGGCTGGGGCGTTTGATGCCGCGCAGTGGCAGGCGATTTCGGGTGATCTCGTTACCTCGGTGAACGGCAAGATCGGCGACGTCGTCTTGACGGCGGCTGATCTCGGCGCTGCCGACGCAAATCACAATCACGACGCCCTCTACGCGCCGAAGGCTCTCGTCTCCGCCGACCTCGGAAACATCTCTTACCTCGGCAGCGACGGCCTCGTTTACACGCCGGGCAGCGAACAGATCGCGACGAGCGACACGCCGCCCCCCGGCGCGAAGGTTGGCGACCTCTGGTATAATCCGACGAATGGTCAGCTTCACGTCTACTACCAAGACGCGAACTCGACGCAGTGGGTCTCTGTGTCTGGTCTTGGTGGTGGAAGCGCCGCAGGTGGTTCGTCTGTTACGACGGGCGACACGCCGCCCGCTTCACCTGCTCCCGGCGACCTCTGGTATTGCAGCACTGACGGCCAGCTTTACGTTTACTACACCGACGCCGACAGTTCGCAGTGGGTTTCGACGACGGGTGGTGCGGAGGCTTATGTGCTTCCGGCTGCGACCGACACGACGCTTGGCGGTGTTTTAGTTGGCCCGGCTTTTGCGGCTCACGGAAGCGCGCTAGTTTCGGTTGCAAACAACACGAACACAAAATTAAATTATGACACAGCGCTATTTAATGCGGGCGGCGCGTATAATACAGCTTTGTCCAGATTTACACCTTCTGTCGCTGGATATTATCAGGTTAATGCCCGGCTACTCACAGGCGCACCGGCTTCGGCAAATGCAGCTCTGAGTATTTCGATATTTAAAAACGGGGTCTCTTACACTAATTGCGGCGTCATTAGTGTTACCGGCGTGGCGGGCTCGCCGCTTGTAGCTTGCGTCGTATATCTAAATGGCAGCACCGATTACTTAGAGTGCTACGGAACGCAGAATACTGGCGCTGCTCTGACGATGGGTTCCTCCAGCGCAAATCAGCTTTTTTCCGCCTCCTTCCTTCGAGGAGCATAAAATGTCTCTCTACAACAAGATCATCAACATCTATCCCGAACTCGCGAATGAGCAGGATGCGTTCATGGACGGCACCATCTGTCTCCAGAACGACAGCGACGGACGTGGCGACTACATCCGCTCGTGGGAGCACCCCGTCTACCCGGAACCGACGCAGGAACAGCTTGACGCCGCTCCCGATGTCCTGCCGGAACCGACCCCTGTGCCGATCACAGAAAAACTCGCGACGCTCGGCATCGACGTGAACGAACTCAAAACTCTGCTCGGGGTGGCGTGATGATAAATTTCCCAACAGCAACGGCAGTCGGGCAGAAGTTCACCGCCCCTGACGGCATGACCTATGTGTGGCACGGCGACCGTTGGGCGACGATCCCTTTCGTCGATAACGGCGTCCCCGCAGGTCAGCTTGCGGCTTTCGCGCGGAACACAGCGCCGACGGGTTGGCTGAAGGCGAATGGCGCGTTGGTGTCTCGCACGACATACGCGGCGCTATTTGCTGCGATTGGCACGACATTCGGTGCAGGTGACGGAAGCACGACTTTCGCGCTACCTGATGCGCGCGGCGAGTTTCTTCGCGGTTGGGACGATGGTCGCGGGATTGACGCCTCGCGCGCGTTCGGTTCGGCGCAGTTGGACGCCTTGCAAGAGCATGTCCACACGACGACGCTTCTTCTTAACTCGATTACGCCGTCTGGTAGTGGATCATATGCCTTAGTGGGCAACGGCCTGTGGAAAACAGGCGGGGTGGATACCTCAACTGCGCGTAGAGATGCCGCTGAAACCCGCTCGCGCAACGTCGCCGCTCTCATTTGCATCAAATACTGAGGCCCGAACATGGCTGCTTTTGATTTTCCAATCCCCACGGCCCTCGGGCAAAAGTTCACACCGCCGAATGGTCCGACCTATTCGTGGGACGGCTACGCGTGGGTGATCCCATTTGTGTCTGGCGGCGGCAGCGGCAATGCGAGCGTCGCCGTCGGTGCGGAACCGCCGACTGCCGCGACGCAGGGCATGTTTTGGTTCAACACCAACAACGGCCAGCTTTACACCTACTACGAAGACGGCAACTCAAATCAGTGGGTGTCTGTCTCCGGCGCGAACGGCGGCAGCGAACCGGCTCCCGAGCCGACGCCCGCAGTTGGTCCCGGTTTCGTCGCCTACTACGCGGCGCAGACAGCGCCGACGGGTTGGCTGAAGGCTAACGGCGCTCTCGTGTCGCGTTTCATCTATCCTGAGTTGTTTACCGCCATTGGCACGACTTTCGGTGCTGGCGACGGCAGCACGACGTTTAACATCCCCGACATGCGCGGCGAATTTGCGCGCGGCTTCGACGATGGTCGTGGGGTGGATGCTTCGCGCGCCCTCGGTTCTTACCAAGACGACCAGTATCAAGACCACACGCACACGCTGACGCACGACAGGTCTGGCACCGTCAATGCGACCGACGTTCCGCGTATCGGTACCGGGTCATCCACAACGCTTTACACAAACGGCTCGCGAGCTGGCGTGGGGTATAGGTATGGGTCGGAAACCCGTCCGCGCAACCGCGCGTTTCTTGCAGTCATCAAATACTAAGGAGAGTAAAAATGGACATCTATCACTACCATCCCGAGACTTTCGAGTTTGTTGGCGCTGGCAAGGCCGATGCCGACCCGTTGCAGGAAGGCAACTGGTTGATCCCCGCTTCGGCGACGACCATCGAGCCGATTGCGCCGCAGACCGGCTACGCCGTTTGTTTCGACAAGGGCGTCTGGGGTTATGTCGAAGATCATCGCGGCGAGACGTGGTGGAATGCTGACGGCCAAGAGGTCACGATCAGCGAACTCGGCCCGATCCCGGCTGACTACGAAAATTCACCGCCCCCGCCGCCCCCGGCTCCCGAGCCCGTCCCGCTGCCGGAACTGCTCGCGACGATGGGCATCGACATCAATGAACTCGCGAAGCTGGTCGCCGCGACGCCCGTTTAATAACCAAAGGAGAGTGCAATGGAAGGCATGAACGTATCGGTCGAGCTGACGATCCCGCAGTGGAATGTGGTCATCAATGCACTGGCGCAGCGCCCGTATATTGAGGTCGCGGACATCATCGGCAACGTCAAGTCGCAGGCTTTGAAAGTGTCTGTGGATTTAACGGTCGCAGAGTGGAACGTGGTCATCAATGCACTGGCGCAGCGCCCGTATATTGAGGTTGTGGACATCATCGGCAGCGTCAAGTCGCAGGCCGAGGAACGCGTGAACAACATGAACCAGATGGCGCAGGCGATGAACGAGGCGGCGAAGCCCGCCCCTGCGAGCAAGGCGCCGATCACCAAGGAAGCTGAATAATGGCGAAGAAACCTGTCAAAACACAATCAGCTTCAGTGAGCGATAAAGTTCATCCAGACAGCAAGCTGACATTGAAGGAGGTGGCGGCGCTTCGTGCCGACTACGCCAGCGGCGTCAGCTTCGCGGAACTCGCAGTGAAATACAAAATGGGGCTTCCGATGGCGCGCGACATTGCTCTTGGGCGGTTGTTCGCGTGAGAGAAAACGATCTCGAAGCAATCATGGCCTTCATAGGCTTCTGGGCAAGCGTCACGCTCGGCGTGGTGCTTGTCACCTTTATTGTCCTTTTGGTGCGATGGGCAGCGGCAGTGCATGACTGAGGATGAAAAAATTCGTCGTTTCTGGGGTTTTATCGCTCGACTACGCATGCTATATCCTACAAAGAAAGGTTTCTTTGGGGAGAGTGCAATGGAACGGTCCGAGGCTAAGAAACTAGGCCTGACGCGGTATTTTACAGGGCGCCCGTGCAGTCACGGGCACGTCTGTGAGCGTTATACCCTTTCTCTTCAGTGTGTTGAGTGCAGCAACCTTATATCCAAAGAGCGCTACCACGCGGGGAAGCCGAAGAACACACGCACATGGGTGCGGGGTAACAACCCCGCTCGCCCATCTGCAAGCCCAGAGGCGCGGGCGAGGTATGAAAGCAGCAGATTTCAGAAGCTGAAATCTGATCCCGATCGCGTCATCAGAAAATATCTCAGATCACGTTTTTGGAACGTGATGAATGGCCGATCAAAAGCCGGTAGTGTTCTCAACTATGTTGGGTGCAGCGTTGCTGAGATGAGGCAGCACCTTGCCGCTCATTTTTTGCCCGGCATGACGTGGGATAATTACGGCGAGTGGCATGTAGACCACATACGCCCATGCGCATCATTTGATCTAACTGACCTAGAACAAGTGCGTCAGTGCTGGCACTACACTAATCTCCAGCCCTTATGGGCGCGGCATAACTGCTCCAAGGGGGCTAAATATGTCGCAGGATAAACAATACCTACTAGCACTAAAGCGCCGCAGGGCAGCACTGCTGGCGCATGACAATATGCTCGATTTTGCTCGCTTGATGCGCCCGAAACAGGACGCGCATGAAGACCCAGATCAATCTGAATACGAGGTTGCGAAGCATCATCGAGTTATCGCGCATGCTCTGGAAGAGGTCGAGAGGGGCAATATCAAGCGCCTCATCATAAACCTCGGCCCGCGTCACGGGAAAAGCGAACTGACATCGCGCTTGTTCCCCGCTTGGTATATGGGCCGCAACCCAGCAAACTCGCTCATATTTGCAACATACAATGAGAAATTCAGTTGGGACATGGGGCGCGATGTTCGAGGAATTATTCAAGACCCAATCTACAGTCAGGTCTTTCCTGAAATCTCTCTCCTTCAAGGCGCGGCGTCTGTGGATCGCCTTGAACTGGAACAGAAAGGCAAACTCTTTTTTGTTGGACGCGGCGGCTCTCTTACAGGTCGCGGCGGCCACGGCCTTATCATCGATGACCCGATCAAAGACCGTGTGGAGGCCGACAGTCCGACGACGCGAGAGAAACTCTGGAATTGGTATAACCAAGTCTTGAAAACGCGACTGCTGTCGAGTGTCGGTTGGATCGTGGTCATCTGCACAAGATGGCACGGCGATGACTTAGTCGGAAGAATTACTGACCCTATGAACGCAAGCTATTCGGCGAGCGAAGCAAAGAAATGGAAGATCATTGACCTACCCGCCCTTGCAAAAGATAAAGACATTCTTGGCCGCAAAGAAGGCGAAGCACTTTGGCCCGAACGCTTCCCCTCCTCCTATCTCTACGAACTGCGAGAAGCAGACCCCAGAGGTTTCCAAGCCCTTTATCAAGGTAGCCCCACCCCCGACAGCGGCAACTTTTTCCCTGCCGAAAAAATCCGTGGCTATTCTAAGCCTACTGATCGCCCTCCCCGCGATCAGTTGCGTTTTTATGTCGCCTCTGATCACGCCGTATCTACCAAGCAAGAACGAGACAAAACCTGTCTCCTGCCCATTGGCATCGACGCCGACGACAACATCTGGATCATGGACGACGTTGAATGGGGCCGATGGCCGTCAGACGTGGTTGTCGAGAAG